CCCGCGCGGTCGACGGCGGGCACCCCTGGCAGATCCGCCGCCGCACCCGCCGCACGGACCGCGAGATCCGCCAGCTGCTGGACGAGCACGACCTGGTCGAGGGCCCCCCGCTGCCCCCGCCGCTGAAGCGGACGGCCGCCGGGACCCTGGCGATCGCCGTCTGCCTGTCCGCTGGCCTCGCCCTGGCCGGCGTCCGGTGAGCGCCATGGCCGTGGAGGAGGACGACGTCCCGGTCGAGCAGCTGCTGGGCACCGTCCAGGCCGCAGCGCTCGCGCGCCGCAAGCCCGGGACCATCCGCCAGTGGGCGAACCGGGGCCACCTGGTCGAGCGGCGCCGCGACGCGCGCGGCTGGCCGCTGTACGCCGTCCAGGACATCTACGCCGCCGAGAAGGCCGCCCGAGACCGGGACGAGTCCGGCCGTTCGTGGGAAGCGGTGAACAGGGCGCTACCGGGGGTGTAACACTCACGGCCGTACCGGAGGTCTACCCACGGCGCCCCCAGCAGCTGCTGGTGGGCGCCTTCGCGCGTCCAGGGGGTGCTCGTGGCGACGATGACGACGACGGCCCGCCCGCGCCACCAGCGCGCGTGGGCGGCTGACCTGGTCGGCAGGTTCACCGGTCCCGCGGCCGCCGCTGGGCGGTGGTCGACGCCGGCGGACCTGGCCGCGGAGATGGACCCGCGCTTCCGCCGGACGCCGGCGATCGACCTGATCAACGAGCAGATCGTGAAGGCGATCAACACCCCGGACTCCCGGCTGATCATCTCCATGCCCCCGCAGGAGGGGAAGTCGACGGTCTGCACCAAGTGGACGCCGGTGTGGCTGCTGGCCAAGCGCCCGGACACCCGGGTGGTGATCGCCTCCTACGCCCACGACGTCGCCCGGCGGATGGGCCGCCTGATCCGCTCCGAGATCGAGGGGCACTCCCCGCAGCTGGGGATCCGCGTCAACGGGAACGTGAGCGCGCAGCACGAGTGGGAGATCGCCGGGCACCGCGGGGGGATCTTCGCGGTCGGCATCGGCGGTGGCCTCACGTCGCGGCCGGCGGACGTCATGCTGATCGACGACCCGCTGAAGGACCGTGCGCAGGCGGACTCCAAGGTCTACCGCGACGCCGCGTGGGACTGGTGGACCGACGTCGCCTCCACCCGCCTGTCGCCCGGCGCCCCGGTCATCCTGATCCTGACCAGGTGGCACGAGGACGACCTGGCGGGCCGGCTGCTGGCCGCCGAGGACGGCCACCGCTGGACCGTGGTCAACATCCCCGCCCAGGCCGACCACAAGCCCGAGCTGGGCGAGACCGACCCGCTGGGCCGCCAGCCCGGGGAGTTCATGGAGTCCGCCCGCGGTCGGACCCTGAAGCAGTGGCTGCAGCGGAAGGTCGCCGTCGGTGCCAGGACGTGGGCGTCGCTGTTCCAGGGGCGCCCCACCCCCGAGGCCGGCGACATCTTCAAGGCCGAGGACTTCGACGGCGGGCCCGACCAGCCGCGCCGCTACCACGCGCCGCTGTGGGTGGAGCGCGCCGACGGGTCGCGGTGGGTGCCCGGGGTGGATGACACCGAGGGCGTGGAGATGCTGCAGACCTGGGACCTGACCTTCAAGGACACCGACGCCTCCGACTACGTCGTCGGGCAGGTGTGGCTGCGCCGCGGGATCGACTGCTACCTGCTGGACCAGGTGCGCGGCCGCTGGGACTTCCCCGCGACCGTGCGGGAGTTCCGGGACCTGACCGCGGTGTGGCCGCAGGCGCTGCTGAAGCTCGTGGAGGACAAGGCGAACGGCCCGGCGGTGATCGCGGCCCTGCGGCACAGCGTGCCGGGGATCGTCCCGGAGGAGCCGCAGGGCTCCAAGGTCGCGCGCGCCCGGGCGATCAGCCCGCTGGTCGAGGCCGGGAACGTGCACCTGCCGACCGCCAAGCTGGCCCCCTGGGTCGCCGGCCTGGTGACCGAGGCCACCGGCTTCCCCTACGGCGCGCACGACGACCAGGTCGACGCCCTGTCCCAGGGCCTGAACCGCCTGGTCCTGCAGCCCCTGCTGACCGGCGGGGCGCTGGAGATCGTGGACCAGGACGACCTGCTGGACGACGAGGACGACGAGATGGCCTACCTGGTCTGAGCACCGCACCTGCGGTGCCAGAGGAGGAAGGCCCGCCGCATACCCGCTGGTCAGGGCGTCGAAGAGCACCCATGATCATGGTGTGGACACGACCGGGACCTGCCAGCACGACGGCCGGCCGGTGAAGGCCCGCGGACTGTGCTCGCGCTGCTACTACCGGTGGTCCCGGTACGGGAACGCCCAGGCACCGCGGCCGCGGATCCGCCGCGTCGACCCCGTCGCGCGCTTCCTCGAGCAGACCGCACCCGGCCCGGTCCCGGCCCGGCGCCCGGACCTGGGCCCGTGCCTGCTGTGGACCGGGCTGGTCAACGGGTCCGGGTACGGCACCGCGTGGGACGGGGAGCGGTCCCTGGGCGCGCACCTGATGGCCGTGCAGCTCGCCGGCGTGATGGTCTTCCCCGGCGAGGAGCCGGACCACCTGTGCGGCGTCCGCCTGTGCGTGCGGACCGAGCACCTGGAGGTCGTCACCGGGGCGGAGAACCGGCGCCGCGCCAACCTGCTGCGCGACGAGGCCCGCCGCCAGCTGGTGCTCACCGCCTGACCCAAGGGGCGGGGCCACCGCCGCGGTCGGTACTACGGCCCCGCCCCCCGCTGGAGGGCCACGCCCGGCCCGGCGGGAGGTCTCCCGCCGGCTCACGCCTTCACCGGCTCACCGGGCGCGCAGCGAGCCCCTACCCCCGGCAGGGGCCGGGATCAGCGCTCGCCGCCCACGGTAGCCGCGTGGATCCACCCACCACCACCGACCCGAGGAGGGCGCCGACGTGTCCATGCTCGACCGACTCCGCGGCCGCCGGCCCGGGACCGACCTGGCCCTGACCGAGTCCGCCGGCCCGGTGATCGAGGGCGAGCTGGTGGGCGAGATCGACACCGCGGTGCACGCCCTGCAGGAGGCCTCCCTGCACGTCCAGGAGGCCTACGCCGACGCCGAGCTGGCGATGGAGGACGCCGGCTGGCGCAAGATCACCACGAACGCCTCGGAGTCCTTCAGCCGCGCCGGCCTGCGCCAGGCCTCCGCCGTCGGGCGCGCGATGGCCGCCACGAACCCCCTGATCGGGCGGGCCCTGGCCCTGCGCCACGCCTACGTCTGGGGCGAGGGCTGCACCATCACCGCCCGCGCGACCGGCAAGGACGGCGGCCAGGACGTCAACGCCGTGGTGCAGGCCACCGTGGACGACGAGGCGAACAAGACCGCGTGGTTCGGGGAGCAGGCCCGCGAGGAGAACGAGCGCGCGCTGGGCACCGACGGGCAGGTCTTCGCCGTGCTGTTCACCGGCATGAAGACCGGCGCCGTGCAGGTGCGGACCCTGCCGTGGGACGAGATCGAAGACGTGATCGCCAACCCCGACGACCGGGCCGAGGCCTGGTACTACCTGCGCTGCTACACCGCCCCGGTGATCACCCCGGACGGCACGATCACCCGCGAGGCGATCAAGGAGCTGCACCCGTCGCTGAACTACCGGCCCCGGGTGCGCCTGGCGCAGGTCAAGCTCGAGGGGCAGCTGATCGACGTCCGCTGGGACGCCCCCGTGCTGCACGTCTCCGTGAACCGCGCCAAGGACACCAAGTGGGGCGTGGGCGACGTCTACACGGCACTGCCGTGGGCGCGCGCCTACCGCGACTTCCTGGCCGACTGGGCGCAGCTGGTGAAGGCCCTGTCCAGGTTCGCCTGGCGGCGCTCGCCGGGCGCGATCGCCTCCAAGACCCAGAAGGCCGCGCAGAAGATCAAGGACGCCGCGGTGGCCGCCGAGGCCGCCGCCGCAGCGGCCGCCGTCCGCGCCGAGCGGCCCCGCACCGGGGAGGGCACCGAGTCCACCGCCGGCGCGATCGCCAACGCTCCCGAGGGCGCGCTGGAGGCCATCCCCAAGACCGGCGCCACGGTGGACTCCGAGTCCGGGCGGCCGCTCGCGGCGATGGTCGCGGCCGGCGTCGGTCTGCCGGTGACGATGCTGCTGGCCGACCCCGGGGTGACCGGGGCCCGGGCGACGGCCACCACCCTGGACGAGCCCACCAAGCTGATCCTGGGGACCCGGCGCACCCGGTGGGCCGAGGCGGACCGGCGGATCCTCGCCTACGCCATCACCGAGGCCGTGCGCGCCCCGCAGGGCCCCCTGAAGGGGACCGTGATCCGCGACGAGTTCGGCCGCGAGCAGGTGCGCCTGGCGCAGGACACCGACCCCCAGGTGGAGATCGTCTTCCCGCCGCTGGAGAAGACCGACCCCAAGGCCGTCCTGGAGGCCCTGAAGATCGCGGACGAGCTGGGCGTGCCGCCCAAGGAGATCGTCCGCCTGGCCCTGGAGGTCATCGGGGTCGAGGACGTGGACGGCGTCCTGGAGGAGATGACCGACAAGGACGGCAACTTCACCGACCCGGCCGTGGCCGCCGCGGCCAGGGTCGTGGGGGCCCGCCAGCGCGGCGACGCCCCCGACTCCCTGTACGGCCAGCCCGCACCGGCGGTGCCGGCGCAGCGCGCGGCCACCGAGGCGAGCGCGACCACCTGACCCCGCCTGGAGGGCGCCGTGGCCATCACCCGCGACGTCCTGCGGATCAGCGAGGGCCTGCGGGTCCTGCTGAACGCCCAGGTCGACGCCACCGAGCGGGACCTGATCCGCGCGTGGGGCGCGGCCTGGGCGGTCCTGGAGCCGGAGTGGCAGCAGACCATCACCGAGCTGGTCGCCACCGCCGAGCGCGACGGGTGGCCCTCCCGGGTCGCCCTGGCCCGCGAGGAGCGGCTGATCCGGGCCCTGGACGCCACCCGGGAAGCGCTCGAGCAGGTCGTGGCCGACGCCGGCGCACGGATCGTCCGCGACGTCGGGTCGGTCGCCGCGGACGCCGCGCACGCGCACGCGCAGATGACCGCCGTGCAGATGCCCGCGGTCGCCGGGTCCCAGCTCGAGCTGGTCGTGGCGTTCAACCGCCTGTCCCCCGCCCAGCTCGCCGCGATCGTGGCCCGCACCACGCAGCAGATCACCAGCACCCTGGTGCCGCTGTCCGCGCAGTCCACCGCCGCGGTGAACGCCGAGCTGGTCCGCGGGATCGCCGTGGGCTCCAGCCCGCGCACGGCCGCGGCGCGGATGGTCGCCCGGGTGCGCGCCGCCGTCGGCACCAAGGACGGCGCCGGCTTCACCGGAGGCCTGGCGCGAGCCCTGAACGTCGCGCGCACCGAGATGCTGGACGCCCACCGGGCCGCGGCCCACCAGAACGACCTGGCGAACGCCGACGTCCTGGAGGAGTGGACGTGGCTGGCCACGCTGGACGTCACGACCTGCCCGTCGTGCTGGGCCAAGCACGGGAAGTCCTACCCGCTGACCGTGCCCGGCCCCGAGGACCACCAGTCCGGGCGGTGCCGGCGCGGCCCCAAGGTCAAGTCCTGGCGGGCCCTGGGCTTCGACCTGGACGACCCGCCGGACGCCCTGACCGACGCCCGGGCCAAGTTCGCCGGCCTCACCCAGGCCGACCAGGTGCGCGTCATGGGCGGCGGTCCGGCCGGGACGGAGCGGCTGCGGCTGCTGAACGCCGGCGACATCACCTGGGACGACCTGTCCACCAAGCGCACGACTCCCGGCTGGCGGGACTCCTACGGGGTCACGCCGCTGAAGACCCTGACCGACATCGCCGCGTCCCGGAGGACAGCATGAAGATCGAGCTGCACGAGGCCACCGGGACGCTGCCCAGCGGCGACACCGCGCTGGCCACCCGCCCGGACGGGTCCAAGCGCTTCCGCGGGAAGCTGATCGAGGGCGACCGGTGGGGCTCCAGCTGCTACTACCCCGCCGACGTGATCAAGCGGGACGGGCCCACCCTGTTCGCGCAGGGGACCCAGATGTACCTGGACCACCCGACCGAGTCCGAGCAGTGGCAGCAGCCCGAGCGCTCCGTGCTCAAGCTCGCCGGCCGGATCGACTCCACCCCGGTCTGGGAGGACGCCGGCCCCGAGGGCCCGGGCCTGTACTCCGACGTCGTCGTGCACGCCCACCACGCCCCCGTCGTGGAGGCGCTGTGGAAGGACATCGGCCTGTCGATCATCGCGGCCGCGGAGTTCACGCAGGGCGAGCGCGACGGCCGCTCCGGGAAGATCGCCACCAAGCTGATCCCCGGCCAGCGCGGCACGTCGGTGGACTTCGTGACGAACGCCGGCGCCGGCGGCGCGCTGGTCTCCCTGATGGAGTCCGCCCGCCACGCCGCGGAGGTCGACGCCGACCAGGTCGCGGAGGCCCTGCCCGGTGACCTGACCGGCAACGAGCTGCGCGACGCGCTCCGCACGGTGATCCGCGACGCCTGGCGCGAGCAGGACGGCTACGCCTCGCTGCGCGACTTCACGGACAGCGACGTGATCTTCGAGGTCTACTACCAGGGCCGCGACCAGCTGTACCGGCAGGCCTACGCCGCCGGCGAGGACGGCGCCCTGGCCCTGACCGGCACCCCGGAAGCGGTGCGCGCGGTCACCACCTACGTCCCGGACCCGAACGCGGCCCCCGGGCAGTCCACTCCCCCCACGGTCCCCGTCGTGGGGGCCGCGATCACCGAGAGCACCACCACCCCTCCAGGAGGCATCACCGTGGGACACGTCCAGATCGAGGAGTCCGAGCTGTCGGCGCTGCGCGAGGCGCAGACCCAGCTGGCCGCCGAGCGCGAGCGCACGCAGGTGGCCGAGCGCGCGCTGGCCGAGACCAAGGCCCGCAACATCGCCCGCCCGCTGGTCGCCAAGGTGCTGGAGTCCTCCCGGCTCCTGCCCGCCAGCGTGCAGGTGCAGGTCGTGGAGTCCGTGCTGGCGGCCGCGCCGCCGCTGACCGAGCAGGGCGGCCTGGACGAGGCCGCGCTGACCACGCTGGCCGAGGCCGCGCGCACCGCCAAGGAGACCGAGGCCGTCGCGCTCCTGGAGGCGCACGGCGTCACCGGGCTGCCCAAGGGCGTCGGCGCCGACACCGGGTCGGTGAAGGAGTCCGCCGGCGGCACCGGTGGCGAGCAGGGCGGCGGCACCGTCGCGCTGACCGAGGCCAGCTTCCGCGAGCGGGTCCTGGCCGCCCGCGGCAAGGCCAAGGCCACCACCGGCGCCTGAGCGACCAGCACGAGCACTACCGCACCGCCCGCCCACCTCGAGCACGAGCAGGAAGAAGACCCCGAGCATGGCCAAGAACCAGCGCCTGTCCGACGCCAACCACATCCACATCCCGGTCCCGGAGGGCACCAAGAGCGGCGACCCCGTCCGCGTCGGCCGGATCTGCGGCGTCGCGCAGACCGACCGCACCCCCGAGGGCGGCGCCACCGTGTGGCTGGACAAGTCCTGGGACGTCCAGGTCACCGGCCCCGTGACCCAGGTCGGATCCCCCCTGTACCTGGCCAACGACGGCTCCAAGGTGCTGTCGGCCACCAGCGGCGCGAGCAACAGCCTGTGGGGCACCGCGCTGACGATCAAGGGCGGCGCCGCCGGCGACGTCGGCACGGTCGAGGCCGTCGCGGTCGGCTACGCCCAGTCCTGACCAGCCCCGCGCACCACCCGCACCACCAGCACGACCCCCTGACCAGCCCCGCCCCGAGCACCACCCGAGCCTGAGAGGTCCCCTGCCATGGAGCAGATCCTGCACACCGCCGACCTGATCCCGCGCCAGCTGTGGGACCGCCCCCAGCGCACCCCCGACCAGGACCACCTGGCCCGCGTGGTCGAGGCGGCCGAGCTGTTCACCGCCGGCACGACCGGCTCCAACCCGTGGGCCTCCCTCGCGCTGCGCGAGGCCCTGGCCCGCCCGGACTTCAACATCCTGCTGGGTCAGTCCTTCGACGTGGAGATGCTGGCCGCCTACGAGGAGATCACCCCCGAGTGGCAGCAGATCGCCAAGCCGACCGTCGTCAAGGACTTCAAGAAGAAGAAGTTCATCGAGCTGTTCGGCGGCCGCGACGCCTTCGACGAGGTCCACGAGGGCGAGGAGTACAAGAGCCGGTCCAAGGACGAGGACGAGTACGAGCTGTCGGCCCGGAAGTTCGGTAACACGTTCGACCTGACCTTCGAGCTGCGGAAGAACGACGAGCTGGACGGCCTGGCGTCCCTGCCCGACGACCTGGCCGCCGGCGCCCGCGCGACCGAGGACCGGGTGACCTTCGAGGCCCTGGTCACCAAGACCGGCCCCAACACGGCGCTGTTCACCAACCGGGCCGCCGGCAAGGTGTCCAACCCGGTCGACAACAAGCCGCTGACCCGGGAGAACCTGGAGGCGGCGTGGATCGCCATCTCCAAGCGCAAGGGCCGCGACGGGCGCCCGGTGCGCCTGGCCGGCACCCGCCTGCGCCTGGTCGTCCCCCAGGCCCTGCAGTTCCAGGCCGAGGCGATCGTGAACACCCCGACGATCGAGGTCACCGAGGGCTCGCAGAAGTACTTCCGGCCCAACCCGCTGTTCGGGAAGTTCGACATCGTCGTCTCGTGGTGGGTCTCGATCATCAACGAGTCCGCCAAGGCCGACACCACCTGGTTCATCGTCCCGGCGCCGACCGTGGCCCGGCCGGCGATCGCCTTCGCCAAGATGCGCGGGGAGGAGAACCCCGACATCCGCGTGCGGATGGACCAGGGCTCCCGCGTCGGCGGCGGGTCCGTCCCGGTGGACGAGGGGTCCTTCAAGGACGACACGATCAGCTACCGCGGCCGGCACATCGCCGGCGCGGGCAGCCTGGACCCGATCGCCACCTACGCCTCCACCGGCTCCTGAGCCTGAGCGCGTAGCACCACCTGCTGGCCCGTCCCGACCCGCTTCCCCGGGGCCGGGGCGGGCCAGCAGCGCACCACCGAACAACCTGGTCATAGGCCGTCAGAGGAGCCCCCGTGAGCGAGACCCCGAGCACCCCGCCCGCCGGCGACGACGACGGCCCGGACTACGGCACCCCGCTGGGCCAAGTCCGGCTCCTGTCCGCCGACACCAGCGACGACCCGCTGCTGCGCGACCCCGAGCTGCTGGGCCTGCTGAAGATGCAGGGCATCACCGCCACCGAGGCCGTGGCCGACTCCGACGACCTGCCGCTGCGCGCCGTCCGGCTCGCCGCCGCCGACGCCCTGGAGATCGCGGCCCGCTCCGAGGCGATCGTGGCCAAGAAGATCCGCAAGGAGGACCTGGCGACCGACGGGCCCGCGGTGGCCAAGGAGCTGCGCGAGTCCGCGCGCGGGCTGCGCGCCCTGGTCGAGGCCGAGGACGCCGAGGAGCTGTCGTCCTGGTCCGTCACCGAGTTCATGGACTACTGACCGTGCCGGGCCTGCGAGGCGGGCGAGGCGGGCTGCGCGGGCACCAGGTGCTCCCGGCCGGCTGGTCCGCGCACCACCACGGCGTCGGGGACTCCTTCGCCACCACCCGCGTGTCCCTGCACCGGCGCACGGCCACCACGGCCGACGACAACGGCGGG